GGGGATATCTTACGTCATAGAGTTCGTCTTTGTGCTTGCGCTTCCACTTTTGATCGTCAACGCAACAACTCTGCAAATAGACACCATCCACATCATCATCCACCTTGGCGCGGATAGCGGCCCACTTTTCCAGAAAGTTTTCCGGTAAAACCACATCATCCTCGAACACCATAAACTCGTCCGCGCCGTCATGCCCCGCCAAATTCCAAGCCATGTGATGACTAAGAACCAGCGCCGTAGCACCCCGCGTCACATAATAATCCGAGTGCATCGGTATCTCAGACTTGATCTGCATCGACTTGCCGTAGATGCCCCAGACCCAAGTTACCGGAACGCCTTCGCGCTCAAATTCCTGTTTCACCCGCGCCGTGCGTTCCGGTGTCTCTCGCAGCGAAATGCAATAGTACTTCATTCAGCAGCATCCCTAAACAAATCACCTTGCCGCTGGGCTTCCTCTATCCGGCGACAGGCAATATCGAAATACTTGGGTTCCATCTCAATCCCAATAAACGGATGGCGCATTTGCATGGCCGCGACACCCGTTGAACCGCTGCCCATGTAGGGATCAAGGATCAGGCCACTGGGCGGGACTTTTGCCTGTTCAATGCACCAGCGCATGAGGGCGACGGGCTTTTGCGTGGGGTGATCTTTTGCGCCCGCGATGGCCGCATTTTCTTCCCCCTGCCTGAAAAAGCCTCGCCACACCTGGCGATGGATGCGCGCGGGACCGCCGACATTTGTCCATGCCAGTTCGCAATCAGCATTGTCGTCAGGCGTACCGCCGCACCTTTTGTCCCACACCAGCCATCGGGACGCCGAGGGCATGCCGCCGAAGTGGTTGCCGCCCCATAGCACAACAGCGGGCGCCGCATTGTACCACACAGAAGGATCAAACGGCGCGTCGTCACCGAAAACTTCGGGGAAGTCGGAAGAGCCGCTCAACCCAAATTCCCTTCCTCGATGACGATTAGTGCTCACCGTCCGCGTGTTTAAACTCACCCCATAAGGCGGATCACTAATCACCGCCGCTGGCCGATCCAGCCCCGGCGCAATCTCCCGGCAGTCGCCCAGATACAGCGTCGCCAGCCCTATCTTTTCGACTCTCACTTCTTCTTCGCCGCCGCCATGTTGTCAATCAGATTAGGGTACGGGCGCCCCGCTGCCTTTGCCCTGGACATCGCCGCAGACTTCTTGCCAGGCGACAACTTCTTCGGCTTCGGTAAACCCTTGGGCCGATCTTTGTCCCACACTTCTTTCATCACACTACCCCTTTCACATTCCGCCGGATTGGCTGGCCCCACCTTATAGCATATCCACCACCACCACTGGCTACCGCCGCCGTGGTGGCAAACGTCAAACAAAAGGCGTCCGCCTTGTCAGGGCTGCGCCCCAACCGCCGCTTCATCTGCGCCTTTGGCTCAATCTGTATCTTGCCCGCACTCGTCACCGTGTACAGCGGACCACACAACTCATCCACCAGAGCCTCATCATTGGGAATGGTGCAATCCCGCTGCTCAAACCATTCCCTGGCCTTCCACCAGAGTTCGTCCCGTAGCCTGCTGAAGCGATGCCCATCTAACGCTGGCAACTCAGCGACGTTGATCCCACGCACCGGCAAATTGAGTTCCCGCAGCCGATCCACCACGCCCGCACCCAAGCCAATCACGTCAACCAAGATTTCCGTGGGCCGCATCCCGCCAGGTGTCGCATCCCACTCGACCTTGATCAAACCACACGTTTCCATCAGGTCCTTGCCGCGCCACATCTTAATCGGCTCGGTGATCGCATTGCCCCGGCGCTTGGCCAGGGTGGTACTGTCATCGCCAAATCTTGCAACATCCAAACCCCATACCACGGGCGCCGTTTGGCTGGGTTCCACCTGTCTTGTGGTGGCAGACTCTATCAGATGGCGCGCAATCAACGCATCGTCGTCGCCACTAGGGAACTCACCCAACACACGAACCCGGTACTGGTTTGACCCGTCGCCATACTGCGACGCCATGTCCTCAAGAAACGCCTTGTCCACCGTGTCCGCATCGTGACAACTAACCCGCTTGCCCCACCACCGCTTGCGGTTCTTGTTGAACGCATCATAGAAATAACCCTGGCTGCGCGTGGGGTTCCCGGTCATTACGACCTTGGCGCCTTCGGTAGATAACGCGCCCTGGCCCACCTCAAACACAATGTCGGGAACGCCAGATGCCTCGTCAATCACAAAGAGGAGGTTCTCACTGTGGAACCCCTGTAAGGCTTCCGGCTGTTCCCGGCGGCTGGTTCTGGCCACCGCAAAGCTGTCGGGGACGCCAGCAAGTTCAATCTTGTCCGACTTAATCTCCAACAAGCGCCGCATTCCCTCGGGCAGCTTGCGGTGCCATTTGCCAATCTCGGACCACAGAACATCAGATAACTGGTGCGCCGTGTTGGCGGTGCAAACCACCTTGGTTGGCAATCTGGTAAGGAGCCACCATAACACCAGCCAGGACAAGAACGCTGTTTTGCCGACGCCATGGCCAGAGCGAATCGCCACACGGTCATTACTAGCGATGGCCCTGAGAGCGTCAGCCTGCCACTTTTGCGGGGTGGCGCCAAGCATGGATTCAACGAACAGAACCGGGTCTGTCGCCAACTGCTCAATAATCGCCGCCTGTTCATCGGCTGTCGGGGCGGCAGGGGGTGGGGGTGCTTCAGACCATTTTCCTGATGTCAGGAAAATGGTTTCGGCTGGTGGGGCGCCGCCATTGGTCTCCGCTTCGGCAGCGGCGCGAGCCGCTGCCTCCGCTGCTAATCTAGCCCGCCGCTTGGGTCTGCCTGCCATGAGAGCCTGATTCTATCCTAAATTTTCACGGGGGGTAAAGGGACGTTTTGCCTTTTTGCCCCCACCCCACGGGGGGGGTAAGTACATATATGCCACCGCCAGCCCGCCCCCGCCGCTTTTCGAAGGGGGGGGCTGGGCCGGGGGTGCCAGTTTCGGGGCGCCTGGCCTGGAACCGCATAAGGTCCATTATGTAAAATTACTTACTAAGTATCTGATATGATTGCATTCTTGCGCTTGCGTGCATCGGCATTGTTTCCTAGTTTTTTGACCTCGTTTCCCGTCTCAGGGTCAACGTCAATAATGCGCCGGGCTTCCCGTTCTTTCTGGCGCATTTTGTCATTGGCCAGCCTAAGCGCTTCCACATAGGATTCCCCGGCCTCAATGGTATGTGTTGTTTTATCTCCATAAATTCTGGGTGCGATCTTCCCGACAAGCCATCGCCTGGCATCAAACTTAAGGCGCGCAAGCTGCGCTTGTTCGGGGTTTATTGTTTTTTCAACGTCATTAACCGCCTTTTCCGCGATAGCGTGAGCTTGTTGCTCGCGCGCATATGCGTAAGCGTCTCGCCACCTCGGGTTTGTAAGCTCGCGGTAAAGCTCTGCCCTGCTAGGCATTCCCTCGGTTTTCTGTATTTCAAGAATCAGCTCCCCGCCAGCAACCCGCCGAAAAAGCTCTGGCATATATTGCTCGGGATCATAAATCGGTTTTCCTGCCATAGCGTGAAAGTAACATCACACCACGCAATAAAAAAGCCCGGCTTTTGGCCGGGCCTATTTTGGTGCCGATTCGGTCTAGATTCCGTCTCCCTCCCCAGGCTGACAGCCTCCCACCATGTCAAAGCTTTTGGAAAGCATAGTCCGCACCAAAGCTGGGAGATTCTTCCCTTTTGGCCATTTTGGCGGTTCAATTCCGGCTATTTTGAGATTTAACGCCCAAAGCCGCCCGATTTCATAATTGGCCTGCCCTATCTGATCCGTAAATCGCCATGTGTCGAAGGCCTTCCCTGCCACCATGTCAGAATATCCTGTCTGCGCCGCAATTACCGCCGGGTGCGCCGCTAAGCCGCGTTTTGGCGCGCCGCGTTTTAAGGTGTTGTTTTTCATGGCTTACCCCTTACCGAAACCAGCGCCGTGCAATACCGCGCCCAAAGATGCGCCGCATTTGGTCCGTCTTGAACGTCTGGCTTGCGCCATCCCACCAATGTTTCCGCAAAGCCGCGACACAAACAGCAGCAACCGCCTTGCGATATTCCGTCGGCCAATACTGCCCAGTACAATAGTCCAAAGATGCGCCATCCCAAGACAACCTGCCGCACCAGGAATGGCGCATGGCTTCCATCATATCTTCATAAGTGATTGAACTAATCTCTACCTGTAGGAGGAATAACCGCGCATCATGTAAATCACGCGTGATGGCGCGTTGCTCAGCACGATAGGCGCCAATATCCCCATAGTTTCCGAACTCCAAGCGCGGGCCTTTTTCAATGAAATGCGCCAAGGCTTGAATAAGCGCCGCCCTGTTGTGCGGATGGAATTTCTGGTGGTGTGAAATGGTTTGAGTTTGCATGGCTTATGCCTCCCAGCGCCAGAGGGTTTCCGCGCATTCGTCGCGGGTATCCAACACCTCAATACGTTTCCAGTTCCCAGCATCTGCCTTAGATACATAACGCAGCATCCAAGCCCGAGCCTCGCCAGAGTTATCGAAGCATTCAAGCAGCGTCGCGTTGCCATCTTCTTCATCAATGCCAACGACATGAAATGGCTTGTCCATGATAGTTTCCCCGTAATGAGTCGTGATTGACTCGGAAAAGCGCAGCGATAAACTGCGCTTGCCAGAATCAGCCATGAATAAGCTTGAATTGAAGCGCAATTAGTTTCGGCATCATGTCCGTGGAAACGTGAACGTAATCGTTCTCCACGCCATGAAATTTAGTGCTTTGCAGATAGTGCATGATATCTACAAGCGCTTCGCGCGCTTCGCGCATTTGCGCCGCGTATTCATCACGTTCACGGATTAAACGCGCAATATGGTTCTCTTTCATGGTGATGATCCCTCCCAAGATCAAAAAACTAGAAGCCAAACAAAGAGCGCCAGAAAGAAAGCACAAACCCCTAAATCATATTGCATTGTCTTTATCCTCTTTGCGATGCGCGCATGATCACGCGACACAACAAAGGTGAATAATCTTGACGAAAAATACAAGCACAAAAATGCGCTGATTAAAATTATTTTTCAGCCCTACTTTTCGGGCCTTTTCTGGCATTGCGCTTGCATCTTTGGATTTTCCACAGTCTAGGCTAAGCCCATGATCCGCAAGCGCATTTCCTGAAAATGTTCATATCGCATTTGGAAACTGATCAATCAGGTCAGACCGAAAGCGCCGTTTAGTTTTTTCGGCTCTGACTGTCCTCAAAATGCTCATGCCGGATTTGAAAATCAATCGATCCGGTCAAACCAAAACTGTCCTTTAGGGATTTCTGGATTGATAATGGATATGCAGCCTTTCCAGGGCTTGTTTTAATTGCCCTACCGCCTTGTCGGTTTCTATTCCCTTACATTCCGCCCAACCGCTGAGAGTGCCATGGCTTACTACCGTCCAAGCGACCACGGGCATTGTAGTCGTTCCTATTGAACGGCTAGCCCTCAAATACGCCTCCCTGGCCCCGAGCCTCCCAGCCTGCCCCGCATAGTAATCGTCCCTGAACCGCTTTGCAGCCGCGTGTAGGGCTTCCGTAATCATCCCCCTATCCAACATAGCATCGGGCACCCAAAACCGCTCAGACACAGTTATATCGCCTTCCTGAATATCCGGCCCGAAGTCTATGCGTTCTGCCTCGAATGCCCGGCTCATACCCAACCTTAAATCGGGATTTCGTCCTCGATCAATTGCCCCCGTCTTACCACCTTCGCCTTCGGAAATGCAGCCTTGATTTCCGCGATAGGTGAAGCCCCCTTCAGGACGCGCCCAACCTCCTCCACCGTCCAAGCCTCCGCGTTCCACCCTTCCGCTTTGGCCCGCGCCAGGACAGCCTGTGCATGCGTGTCATCCTGACAGATGCAGATGGTGCCCCGTTCCGCCTCATCCGCCTGTACGGTCAGCAACGGCCCCGGAAGCGGTTCATATCCTGCCATCAGTGCTTCGCCTTCTAACGCCTTCCAAGCCCGTATCATCATGGCGTCCAGTTCCGCCATATCTTCCCCCGCCATGGTCGCCTGCCGGTGCATATCCTCTGCCGCCTGAAACCGCTCCCTAGTCGCAGGCGACACCAGACGCGGGAGCCTATCGAACCCCCATTCTCTTTCCAGCCCCGCCACCAGGGCATCCAGCGCCCCCGCCATCCGAGAGCGCCATACCCATTCGCCATTCGCCTCTGTCAGCGGGGCTAATATCTCTTCCTTCGCCATTACTTCTTCCCCTACTAGTTGTGGTGCTACAAGCGCCAAGTCCCTAGGTCAGCAGTGGATTATCTTATTCTGCGCGTGCAGTTGCTGTGCTTAAGCAACTGCGCGTGCAGATAATCCCCTGCCTAGGGACTTTTTGTTGCTGCACACAAAAAATGTGTCCAACTTGTGCAGCAAAGTGGTGTTTTCCAACACCAAGTTGCACACCCTCAAAACTCCTCAATAATGGGTTTTGGCGCAGCTAATTTCATCTGCGCCAGCCGCTCATGACACACGCTATAGTTGTCCCTTGGATGCCTGCTTGATGGTGAAGGGCCTAGTTCTTTGACTATGGTTCCTTCGTCTTCCCAGGTCTTTAGGATGTTCTTGGCCTGCTCTTTGGTGGCTTTACCGGTGTTTGTCAGTACTTCCCAAGCCACCCCTTTCTTGGCTTTTGGGTCTGCTGCGAAGGCGTACCGCTTGCCTTCCTCCATGAAGCCCCGCTGAAGGGTTTCCAGGATACCCACGCAGTCTGCCATGCTGAGTGCCCCAAAGACGCCTGGCGGCGTCCAGGGAAGGGCGGCGGCTATGATCTCGCCGTTCTCGATCTCGATGGCGGTCAGCTTGTACCACTCGGCTTCTTGGGCGGGCGCGTAATTGGACTTGGCGCTGTCTATCCGTAGGTAGGACCGGCGTTCTTCTGCCTGGATACCGAAGGTGCCTGCCTCCTCGGCTGTCATGGTGGTTAGTGTCAGCATGACCCGGACTGCCCCGCTGATTGAGGAAGCCCCGCGAACCCGGTCCATGTCGCCTGGCGTACTGGTGCCTTTTCTGTCGTGGTGCAGGATCAGCACCGCCATATCCAGCCGCTGCGCCAGTGACCGGAAAGCCGCGACCACTTGGCGCATGGCGGTATTGTCGTTTTCTTCGCTGTCGTGGAGTTCAGCCAGCGGATCGCACACCAGCAGATCGGCCTGCTCTTCCATACAGATGCGTTCAAGTTCCTGCATAGCCTGGGTGGGATTGATTTGCCCGGTATGTGGATCACGGGCGAACAGTGTCCCCACATTGTATGGACCGCACCGGATGATCCGCTGCATGGCGCCCCCGTCAGCGGCCTGGGCTTTGATGGCGGCGGCGTACCGGCGGCGCTGTTCGTCTTTATCGTCTTCGACATTGTAGTTGATGATGGTTAGTGGTGTTTCTGGCCTGAAGGCGCCGAAGGGTTTGCCTTGTGCCCCTGCTAGTGTCCAGCCAACCACCATGGACGATTTGCCCCCGGCGCCTTGTCCACTGAGAACCGTGACTGCGCCGCGCAGTAGGTAGCCTTGCACCAGCCAGGGCCGCTTGGGTATCTCGCCTCCGGCAAAGGCGCCCTGGTCATGCCAGAGGGCTTTCTGCCCCTCTGTGGTGGCGCTGGGCGCCTGTGTGGCGGGCGCCTGGGGCTTCGGTGCTTCCAGTTTGATGATGCCTCTCTGCGCCCGGTCCAGTGTATATCTCACCTTCATCCTGAACTCGGCTTCCCCGCGACCTGGCCGCGAGAAATCCACTTTGCTGGCGTACTGTGGCCAGCCTTCCGCCACCACTTCTTCTTCGGTGGGGATGCGCCCTAACTGTCGGTATAAGTCTGAGACTACCGCCAGAATGGTGTTCCGCATGTATTGCTCGCGGCCATCGGTGATCTGGCCGGGCAGGCCAAGCGGCCCCGCTGCATGGGTTACAGGGCTTACAGAACCCGTCCCATGGATCACATCCTGGCAGATAAGTTCCACCATGGATTCGGTCAGGCTGGGCAGGCCCAGGTCATCGACGTGGGCATCCACGTCCCAGGAGTACTGGCGCCCGCTGGCGTGGACCGAAGGCGGCGCAACGATAAAGCCGCCATCACCCCGGATGTCCATGCCCGGCAGGATGCCTTTTCTGGTGGGAACCTTCTTCCCAGGGTGGGAAAAGAACCTGTGGCACCCGCCGCCCCCGGTCAGTGCCACCGGGCCAGCCCCGAGTCGGGGCAAGATTTCTTGTTCGGTAGCGGCGCCAATGTCGCCATCGAAATCGGCTACCGTCAGATTAGAAATAGCGCCGGTAACGATCCCGACCCCCATGGTGGGATCGGCAAACCAATCCTGAATCTCGGCTTCGGTAGCGCGTCGGTTTTGGAACTGGTGCCAGGGAATGGCGGGGATTTTTTCGCCCCGTCTGACCGGCACCACGGACCAACCGCGCCGTAGGTAATATAGCGCCCATTCTTTTGCTGGCGCTGATAGGCTTGGTGCGGTCAGGCTCATGGCTGCTTCCCCGGATATTCGCTGTGAGGCGGGTACTCTGGGTCTGTGAGTGGGATGCACATTGTTTCCTCGTTTAGAACAAGTTGCCTTGCTCGATCTTGGTGCGGATTATTTTGGGGTTTTGGGCATCTATTTTGCGCGCCATAAGTTCTGGTATTTGGGCTGGCGCCTTGTTGCTGCCGTTGTGGTTTCTGGCAATATTGGTGCTGTCTGCTGACGCGAAAGGGCCAAGGCCCTTGCCCTGCCTCCTTCATGGCGCGGAGCATATGTACCCAAGGCTTTCTGCCTGATTTCTCCAACAGTTCCCAAGCTGCTTCGATCCGGCCCACCCAGGCACTGTTTCCTGGGGTGGCGTAAGCCCCACTGCTACCAAAGCATAGCCGGGGCCATTCATCCGCCAACCGGCGCAATCTATCTAGGCTTTCATGTAGATGCCAGACAGGCGCGACAAACTCCCTGGGCAACGGGTTCGCCTTCAGTAAGGTGTCATTGGCTTCCTCGTCGCCATCAATCACATCGGGCAAAACCGCCCAATGGGGGTGGCGCAATGCTGGCCCACACCACTCATAAAATGCTGGCCAATCTATGGAAATGCCCCGCGTCCAGGCGGAGAAGGCGCCATTATCCAGCATGACAGATGCGCCGTGTTGCAGGCACCACTTCAGATCATGCGGCGCCATAAATGATACGCAGAAATGGCGTCCAGGCATGGTGGCAAGCGCGGTTCTTGGTGTGATTGGGGTTCCGTGATAGTGCAACATCAGCCGCCCCAGCGTGATTGGTTGCCTTTAATACCGGCATCAGATTTGGCTTCTGAAAGCGCCCCATGCAGGCATTTGATGCCTCTGGTTTGCGCCAAATGCTCCCACTGATGTTTAGTAAGCCCCAGCATCCTGCCTGCCTCGCTTACGGTGTATCCCTCATTGATTAAACGCCTCATTTCTCTCTCCCGGTATCTCATCATTCCTTCGCTTGCGCGTTCCATTGGTTCCCTCTTGCTGTGAAAGTGAAGGCGGCAATCGTTTAATTGCCGCCTTGGTGTTGTTAATCTTCGGCCTCTGGCTTCGCCTTAGCTTCTTTGGCTTGGCTGCACCATTCATGGGGCCGCACCAGCACCCAGCGATACCCGCTGTGCGATGGTGCTAACCGGCATTCACCTTGCCGACTGTCAGCGGGTAGATACCACTGACACTTGGCGCAAGTGATGTCGCGGGGGTGCTTAACCCTCATCAGAACGGTAGGGGTTTAGCAACTTGCGGCGTTGGCGGAGGTAGCGGAGCCGCGCTCTGGGGGACAGGTGCTGCCACACTTTCCGTGCCAAGCGATCCAGGCGCAGGCAGTTCTGTCGGACGCGGTACCCATTTAACGATGGCGAAGTTCGGGGTGTAGTTGGAGCCATGCTTTCCCTTTACCTCGGTTGCGCCCTGGAACTGGACCACCGGCAGCAGCCCTTGGGCCTTCTCCGGCGCAGCTTCATATTGCGAATGCAGGGTGTCAATCGCGGCCAGAACCGCGTTGGCGTTGCTGCTGAACTCGCGGACAGTCCGGTTGCCATCCAGCAGACGCATGGCGAAGCCTTGCTTTGGCTTGGCGGCATTGCCGCGTTCGTCCACCCCGTAATCGCCAACCGGGCACGGGGGAAGAGGCTGGCCAATCTTCACCAGCGACCTTACCGGCGCCATGCCTGCCTTGAAGAACAGCCACCCAACTTGGATATTTTCCATGTCCGCGACGAAGGCAGGCTGTTGGAAGGAAACATCTTCTTCCTGCTTTTCCCAGCGCCCGTTTACCTCCACGCGCTGACTGAACTTCAGGCGCCCGGCCTTGGCGTTGTAGTTGACCAGGGGCAGGAAATCACCGCTTGCGGTTTCGCTGCCACCAATTGAAAGACCTAAACCCATCTAAATGCTCCAGATGTCTAAAAATGCGCCAAATTTGAACACGTTGGCGCTTCGTGTTTACATCCCGTAGATTTCCTTACGGGCTGCTTCTGCGGCTGGATCGGACCAGTAGAAACTATCTACATCCGGCACCAGCAAACTGATCAATTCATTCTTATCCGCCGAGATCGCCAGGAACCGGCGCAGCCGGTTAGCAATAG